CGCAAGGTGACCCAGCACAAGGTCCGCAATGACGAACGCCGAAAGCTGATGAACACGTCCAAGCCGACATGGGGCATCTTGGGCTACGTTTTCGTGCACGACCCCTGCTTTCGCACAGTGGCAGAGCGTTGCCCGCATGTTCGCCAGAAAGTGATGTTCAACGGGCGCTTTCAGCCTGTGTCGCCAGCCGTTGAGCGCTGGCTGATGGCACCGCCTAAGGAAATCTACCTGTACCGGGACATGGACCTGCCCACATACCGCCCGCCGCCGTCTGTGCAGCCTGGTGACGCCCTGAGGGTGATTGAAGGCCCCTTTGCTGGCTGGGATGTCACAGCGTTCAGCGTGTCACCTGACGGGGCACGGCTGGAGACAAAAATCTGGATGCTGAACCGCGAAGTCAAAGCTGTTCTGCGTGCGGAGCAAGTCGAGAAAGCGGCCTAGTTGACCACGCCTGCAAATCACGGCAAGTCAAACAGGCTTTTACGTGGAACCCCAAGGGCGGCTTGCGCTTTGTCGCATTCAGAGTCGGGCACTTAAAGCACGGGGCTGGCCGACCGCAAAAGCGGGCACCTGACCCCTTCGTTGCAAAATATTGCCAAAAGCCCTGCCGGCGAGCCAAGCCGTCTACACACCCAGACCACGTCCCGAGTCCCAAGCGTGGACGTGCTTGGCTCTCCCGCCCGACTGGAGACACCCCGTGATTGATACCGAATTGTCCCGCCTCGCGGGCGCGCTGCGTTTAGCCGAAGACGCCCTGAACAGCCCTGACTTTGCTGCCAAACAAGCCCGCCTCGTCTCGCTGGAAACTGAGGTGCAGGACGCTCTTGCCCGCCTCGATGCGGAGCGTGAAACCCTCGCCGCTGCGCTTGAGGGCGATGAAGCCGCCTACGAGGACGCCCAGGCCGATCTCACTCGCTACATCGCCAGGAACTACCTGTCCGACACGTCAACAGGCGACGACGACGACGACGACCTGCTTGAGCCGATCCGCGCTGTGCCGGAACACGATGATGAATTTTCCACCCCGCGCGCCAATGGCGCTCTTTCAGACTGACCCACGAAAGGGGCTGACAATGGCTAACATCCCAACTCCAGACACAACCACCATCGGCAACATTCTCGCAGGCATTGCTGTCGCGTTTTTGGTCGATAACGTCGCAATGGGCGGCGCTGTTACGAAAGCCCTGCCAGCCGAGTTTGTCGCGTTTGTCGGCTTTATCGTGTTCGCTGGCGTCACGACCTACATCTACAAACAAGCCAAGAAGCTGAACTGATGTTTCTCGCTGCTTTTCTTGCCTGCCTCGGCCTTGGCATGTTCATCGCCATTAGTTGCGTCGCATGGCCGGAAAACTGAAAACCGAGCGCGAGCGCCTTGAAGACGAGCTGATCCGCACAGACCGCACCTTGGCTCTGGATCGCCGCGAACTGGCAGCCATGCAGGCCCAGGTCGATGCCCTCGTCGAACACAGGCTGTCTCTGGAAGCCAAGCTGCACGCGCTGGAAAAGCGCTAACCCATCACCTGCCTGTCTGTTGCCGCGGTTTTGCTCCTTGGCCGCAGGCATCTGTCCCTTTCAGGCGGGTGACCCCGATTTAACGCCAACACGGAGACACCAACATGGCGCGTCTACTGCAAGTCCCTTCGGACGTACAACATCAGACTACCGGCGTGCGTGCGGAGACGTTCGGCGTCGGCGTGCATCGCACAGTCATCGACCTTGAAGGCCTCACCCTGCCAGACATTGCTGGCGGAGCAAGCCTGGCCGTTGGCCAGCAAATCTACACATTTCCGGCCGGAGGCATCAAAGTCCTCGGAGCAAGCCTTGTCGGCGTCACCCTATCAGAAACTGACGGCAACGTCACAGCCGACACGCCTGACCTTGGCATCGGAACCGTGATTGCTTCAGGCGCAGTGGCTGTTCTCGGCGGCACGGCAACGTTTGAGAACATCCTCACCGGCCAGACCATCAACGATGTGAACGGCACACCTGAAAGCGTGTCTGTAGACACCGAACTGCTGATACAGGCAGGTGACAGCCATAACGTATTCCTCAACGTCGCAGACGGCTGGGCAGCATCAGGTGATGATGGCATCCTTGTCGGCGGCAAGGTTGTCATTGTCTGGGCACAACTCTGATGCCTGTCACGTACGATGCAGGTGAGGTCACCTATGACCTTGATGCCAGCGAGGACGGACCATCGTTCTCGGTGCATCTCAGGCCCGGCGCGTCCGGGCTGTATTATGCGTTTACCGGCACATGGACAGGCACAGCCAAGCTCCAGCAGAAATCGCCGGTAGGCACATGGCTGGATGTCAACGCAACAGCCAAGACAGCCAATCAGGGCCTGACGCTGGTAGATTTTGACGGCGCAGGTGAGTTCCGGTTCAGCTTTGCCCGGTCAACCGGAACAGTCACCTGCACAGCCGTTTCCCCGTCCGGCCTGCTCGACTGGTCCAGCGCCATCCGCCTTGAGGGCATGCCCGGCCTTGTACTTCTCCAAACCACCAAACCCATCAGCCTGGAGGCTTAATCCATGTCTACAAAAGTAACCGATCTCACAGCGCTTTCAGGCTCTGGCGTAGCAGACACAGACACGTTCTACATTGTGGACGGCACGGTCTCGAAGAAGATCACCGCTGTTGAACTGTTCAGCGCATGGCCCGCAGCCGTCACCACTGAACTTGCAGGCTCTGCTGTTGCCTCAACAGATGAGTTCCTCGTGTCAGACGCAGGCGTTGCCAAAACAATCACTGCCGTCGAACTGTTCAACTCGTTCCCGGCAGCCGTCACAACCGAACTGCTTGGAACCAACGCTGTATCGACAGACGAGCTCCTGATCTCTGACGCAGGTGTCGCTAAGACCATAACGCTGGCTCAGTTTATCAGCGCCATTGCAAAGCTGGGTTTCACCCTCGCAGACATCCCCGCCTATGCCGATCAGGCAGCCGCTGCCACAGCCCTTACAGGCACAGGCCAGCTCTTCCGGTTCAACACGACCGGCGCTCTGGGCATTACGATTACCTAAACTGACAACCAGAATGAGCAATATGACGGGGTGGAGACTTTTGCCCCGTAATCATCGGTTGAAAAGCAGCGTAAAGTAGGCGGATTTGCGCATGAACAAGGGTAACGCAGGCAAAGGAAGGCCCAAGGGTGTGCCTAACAAGGTCACCAAGGCCCTTAAGGACGCAATCCTTGAGGCAGCAGAGAGCGCACATCCGAAGGGCACTGTGGGCTATCTGAAGGCGCAGGCTGCGGACAACCCTGTCGCGTTTATGGCTTTGCTTGGCCGCGTGCTGCCGATGACCATTCAAGGCAACAATCCCGATGGCTCGATCACGATGAACATCAATACCGGCGTGCCTCGTGACTGAACTCAACATTGACCTGACCTACCGCCCAAGGGCGTGGGCTGCAAAGTTCCATCGCTCGAAAGCCAGGTTCCGGGTTGCTGTGATCCACCGAAGAGGCGGTAAAACCGTTGGCTCGATTGCCGACATGGTAGACCACGCCCTTCGCAACACACAGAAGCGCCCGCGCTATGCCTACATCGCTCCGCTGCTCAGGCAGGCAAAGCAGGTCGCATGGGATTACCTGAAGGACTACTGCCTGCGCATACAAGGCGCGACAGCCAACGAAAGCGAACTGAGGGTGGACCTGCCTAACGATGGGCGCATCCAGATATTCGGGGCTGACAACTATGACGCTCTGCGGGGGATCTACCTCGACGGCGTTATCCTCGACGAGTTCGGCGACATGGACCCACGGGCATGGGTTGAAGTCATCCGCCCTGCATTAGCTGACCGCGAGGGGTGGGCGATCTTCATCGGTACTCCCAAGGGACGCAACGAGTTTCATAAGCTGTACGAACACGCAAAGACCGCACCCGGCTGGGAAGCGTTCATGCTGAAAGCCTCTGACAGTGACCTGATCGCGCCGGCTGAACTTGCAGATGCCCGCGCCATCATGACGGCAGACCAGTACGCGCAGGAGTTTGAGTGTAGCTTTGAAGCAGCCATCCAAGGCGCGTTCTTCGCTGAAGAGTTCCGGCTGGTCGATGCTGACAAGCGTATCCGCAATGTCCCGTGGCAGGCTGGCCAGCGTGTCTATACGGCGTGGGACCTGGGGATAGATGACGCTACAGCAATCTGGTTCTTCCAGATGGCCGGACAGGAAATCCACCTGATAGACTTCATGGAGATCAGCGGCGAGGGATTGCCGGCCATCGTCAAGCGCCTCGATAAGAAGCCCTACACGTTTGAAGAACACTTCCTCCCGCACGACGCTGAAGCCCGCGAACTGGGCACAGGCGAAACCCGCAGGCACACGCTTCAGGGCCTGATGGGATCAAAGCAACGGATCACGGTATTACCCCAGCAGAACATCGAGGACGGCATACACGCCGCGCGGATGATAATGCCACGGTGCTATTTCGACACTGAGAAGACGGCGCGGGGTATTGAATGCCTGCGCCAGTACAGACGCGAGTTCGACGAGAAGCTGAAGGTGTTCCGGTCCCGGCCCCTGCATGACTGGTCCAGTCACGCAGCAGATGCATTCCGGTACCTCGCTATGGGCATGACCCGGATCAGCGCCAGCAGCCCGTCCAAGATAGCAATCCCTGACTACGGTGCAGCATAATGGCCTATGACAGCGGAGAGAAGAAACCCAAGCTACCGTTCACGGACGAGGAGCTGCTTAAGTTCGTGGCCGGCGAGCGCCAGGATGCGGTCGGCTTCGATGCAGACAATGATGAGCTTCTGTCTGCCCGTGAGAAGTCGCTGGACTACTTCCGGGGCAAGGTGCCTGACCTGCCTCTGCTGAAGAACCGCTCACAGGTTGTCAGCATGGACGTGTCAGATGCGGTGGAGACTGCATTCCCTGACCTGATGGAAGTGTTCTTCGGCGGCGATGACATTGTGACGTTTCGGGCTATTGGGCCTGAGGACATCGAGAAGGCCGAACAAGAGACCGAAGCCATCCGCCAGATCATGACGGAGGAGAACAACGGCTTTATGCACTTCGCCCATGTCATCAAGGATGCGCTCATTACGCGCACAGGCGTCTGGCGGATGTGGTGGAAAGACCCTGAGTTCGACGAGCAGGTGCGGGAGGTGAACCCGTTTGAATATAACGCTCTGACGGATGCGGGTGTAGAGATAAAGGCTGCTGAAGATCTGGATGGTTTCGACCAGATACGGCGCGTCACTATCCGCATCATGAAACATCCCGGCATGGCTTGCTATGAGCCTGTCCCCAGCGAAGACTTTGCGACAGCGCGCGACACGGTACGCCTCTCGGAAGCCACCTACGCTGCTCACCGGGGGCGTCCACGCAAACAAGACCTGATCGCGCAGGGCTTTGACGCTGAGAAGGTGCGAAGCCTCCCGCCCTATGACAGCCTTGAGACCGAAGAAGTCTCAAACGCGCGCGATTTTGCAGATGAACACGACACGGATGCAGAGGGCCAGGGTGACCTTGCGCGCGTTGAGGTGATCTACCACGTGATCAAGCTCCTGAAGCCTGACAGCAAGGAACTGCAATATTACTCGGTCTGCACAGGCAACGGCGAAGCAGTGATGCTGCACGCCGAAGAGATCGAATATGTTCCTTATGCGGCGATCACACCTTACCTCGTGCCTCACCGGATGTTCGGCCGGTCGGTCGCTGATCTCATGATGGAGATTCAGAAGGTCAAGACGAACCTCGTCCGGATGATGCTCGATCAGGGCCTGTTTGCGTTGAACCAGCGGGCAGAAGTCTCCGACCAGCTCGCCAACCAGTACACAATCAGCGACCTCCTGAACAACATTCCGGGGGCTCCTGTCCGGGTTAGGGAGGTTGGAGCGATCCGGCCCATCCAGTCAGGCGCGCTGAACTTCGACGTTCTCAGTGCGATGGAGACCGTGGACATGATGGGGGAGAAGAGAACCGGGATCATGAGGTTCGGCCAAGGCCTCAAAGCCGACACCCTGCACGAAACCGCTCAGGGCGCGATGGAACAAGCCGCTGCCATGATGAAGCGCATCCGCATGATGGCGCGCCTCATGGCAGAGACCGGGGTCAAGGAGCTTGCGTTAGGTCTGCACAAAATCATGCGTTTGCACTCATCCCACCAGTTCAAACTGCGCAGGAATGAGAATTTCATCCCCCTCGACCCGCAGGAATGGGCTGACCGGCAGGACATGTCCATCGAGCTGGGCGTGGGCTCTGGTGGCCGGCGCGACAAGATCGAGAACCGGCGTATCCTTGGCGATGCAATGGGCTCGGCCATCCAGTACCAGGGCGGCACGCTTAATGGCCCGGTGGTCACAGCGGCGAACATGCACGCCTATTACGAGGGCCTGATCAAAGACCTTGGGTTTAAGGATGCGGCTAAGTTTGTGACTGACCCCGCTAAAGCCCAGCAGGCCCCGCCTGATCCTGAGAAGGAACAGATGCAACAGGCGATGCAGAAGATGCAGGCTGAGAACCAGCAGCTACAGAGCAAACAACAGATCGAGATGATGAAGCTGGAAGCAAAATCCCAAGCTGAAATGCAGAAGGCTGAGCTTGCAAGGGCAGTGGCTGAAACCCGTGCAGGCCTTGAGCGCCAGCAGGTCGAGTTCAGGGCGCAGATCGAGCGTGACCGCGTTGGCTTTGAACAGCAACTGGCAATGATGAAGACGCAGATGGAAGCCCAGATCGCTGCGCAGAAGGCGAACGCGCAGATGGCACAGAACCGGCCGGGCGGAGACCTCGACAAGTGAACGAGCTTTATACCCGCATTGCACGCGGCCAGAAGGCTGATCGGCTGGCAGAAGAAACCCGCGAGCATTTCATGGGCCTTGAGAAGGCCTACGCAGCGCAGTGGCAGGGCGAGGAAGACCCGGCCAAGCGTGAGGCCATCTGGTTCAAGCAACGAGCCCTGAGAGACGTATACGCTGACCTCATCGCCGCCATTGGCGACGGGCAGCTTGCGCAAGAGGAACTTGACTATGGAAGACAATGAGACACTGAGCTTTGAAGCTGCGCTGAACCTGCCGCTCGACGACGAGCCTGCGGAAAAAGCTGCGCCAAGGCCGGCAGAAGAGATCCGAGACGCGGGCCCCACCGCGGACGAGGAGGAGACGGCCCTCGAAGAGGTCACCGAACCCGATGAAGAAGAAGCTGTTGAGGACGACGAGGAACAAGATGACACCCCGGCGACGGTCAGTGTCGTTCCTCCTCCGAAAAGCTGGGGCGACGAAGATGCCAGGAATGTCTGGTCGAAACTTCCTCCTGAGGTCCAGCGACAGGTCGCCACCCGCGAGGAACAAAGAGACCAGGCCACGCAGCGCATCCTGTCCGAATCCGGGCAAGTCAGGAAACAGGCGGTAGAGGCTACCAAAGCACTGGGCGAGTTTGCCCAGCGTGCGGATTATGCCCTGTCGCAGGTCGAACAGGCTTTCACCCAGCAGGGTTATGACACGATGACCAAGGCGGATTGGGCCAGATTAGCCCAGTCTGATCCGAACGCTTACAATCAGCACAAAGCCTATGCCGAGTATCTCGCTGAACAGCATCAGGAGACGTCCCGCATCCGCTCAAACGCCCAGCTTGCGCAAGCTGAAGCCTTTGCGGAGGAACAATTTGGCGTCCTGAAGCAGCACGCACCTGATGTGGTGCAGCATTACAACGAGCTCGTGCAGTATCTCGGCCAGACCTTTGGCTACACGCCGGAACAGGTAAAAGTGTCCAGCGCAGCCGACCGTCTGCTTGCATACAAGGCGATGATGTTTGACCGGATGAGCGCGCAGGCGAGGGAACGCTCCGCAACTTTGAAACCACAAGCAAAACCGGCCCCGAGGGCGTTCCACGCCACGGCAGGCCAGACCTCAACCCCGACAGTCCGTAACAAGCAGAACGCTGTGAAGTCGTTCAAGGCGAACCCCTCGATAGAGAACGCCATGCGTATGTTGCCGGATGTCTAATCAGGACAAACTGAAATGACCGCTCCTACACATATGGAGACCACGGTAAACATGGTCGGCCAGCGCGAAAGCCTGTCTGACGTGATCCACCGCGTTGCTCCCGAAAAGACCCCGTTTATCTCTGCGATTGGCAAGGGATCGGCAAAGGCCCGTTACGAAGAATGGCAGACGGAAACGCTTGCTACTCCTGACCCGGCAAATGCGAGCCTTGAAGGCGACAGCTACGGCACCCCGGAAGCCCCGAACCGCACAACGCGGATTGGCAACTACTGCCAGATCTTCGACAAGAAGGGCGGTGTGTCCCGTACCTCTGAGATCGTCGACAAGGCAGGCCGCCAGTCTGAAAAGAAGCGCCAGCGTCTGCTTAAGGGCATCGAGATGCGCCGGGATATGGAAGCCCGGATGATCGGCAACTATGCTTCGCGCAACGAAGCGGGTGCTGATGCCCGTCTGTCGGCCGGCATCCTGGCATGGCTTGAAACCAACACGTCGCGCGGCGGCGGTGGTTCGGATGGCGGCTTTAACGCTGGTGTTGTCGCAGCAGCGACCAACGGTACGCAGCGTGCATTCACTGAAAGCCTCGTCAAAACCGTGCTGGCCTCTGCCTTCGATGAAGGCGGCGAACCCAGCATTGCCATGATGGGCTCGACCCATAAGCAGCAGTTCTCGTCTTTCGCGGGCATTGCTGACATCCGCGTCACGCCAAACGGGCGTCAGGCGCAGATCATGGCCGGGGCCGACGTCTACAAAAGTGACTTCGGCGACATCCAGGTCAAAGGCCACCCCTACGGCCTGACCCGCGACTGCCTGATCTTCGATCCGGCAATGGCTGAACTGAAATACCTCGACGGCTACAAGACCAAAGAGATCGGCATGAACGCCGACGGCGACCAGTTCCTGATGACAGCGGAAGTCACGCTCTGCATCAAGAACGAGAAGGGCCATGCCGCGATTTCGGATCTGACCTGATAAACCGGGGCGGCTGTTGAGGCCGCCCCACCTTACCCACGGAGAAAACCATGACTGAAGAAACGCCTGTTGCAGGTGAACCCCTTGCGCTGCCTGAAGCCAAGCCAAAGCGTGTGGCGCGTGCCAAGCCGCAGGTGGAGATCGAGGCCGACCGGAAAGCCGAAGAGGCCCGTGTCGCTCGCACAGTCGGACGTGCTGCTCCGCTGATGGAAGCCGACCGCAACCCGGAACGCGGCGACCGCACACGGATGGTGACCTGCCTTGTGCTGAACAAGGGCGAAGGCCGCATTCATACCGGAGAGATTGATACACTGACGAAGCGTCCGAGTTTCTTTGCTGCTGGCGAAAGTTTCCAGACGGCTGAGCCTGAAGCCATCAAGCTGGAAGCGCGCGGATATGCGCAGAGAGCGCGTTAATGAGCCTCAAGCCCCTGGCTGCGCCTCTCTATGAGGGCGATGTCGCGCACTTCTGGCGTGATGACGGCAACGGGTCGGGGTCTGTTGTCTCGCAGGCTGACGTGTCGGCTGAGATCGAGAATAACAAGCAGCTTCAGAACAACACGCCCCGCATCCTGAAAGCCGATTTTTGGCCAGAGGCGCACATCCCCGACATCATCATCCTGAAATGGCTGAATGAGGAAGGGCTGAACATCTACGACAAGAACGCCAAGGTCCAGCTTCGCAGGAAGCTGAATGACCCTGACTGGCGATACCTGAGAACCAGGCCGGGAGTATTCTGATGGGCCTGATCACGACCTACGCCACATTACAGACTGAAGCCGCAGCCATGTATGGCAATGGCCGTACTGACATGACCGCCAGATGGCCGGGGTTCATCCAGCTCTGCGAGGCTGAGATCAACCGTATACTGCGGGTCAATCCCCAGACGGGTATCACAACGCTCACCAGCGCAAGCTCAGTGCTGACTGTGCCAAGTGATTTTATGGCTATCAGGTCCATCCGGCAGACTGAGGTGGTCAAGTCCCGGATCACGGTTACGGACATTGTGACCATCGAGCGCTACCTTGGCGAAATCGCACAGACGGCTGACCCTGAGTATGCCTGTGAGATAGATGGAACGATCTACCTTGCGCCGGCTCCTGGCAATGGCGTGACGTTCAAAGTCATCTACCACAAGAAGGTCCCCAGCCTGTCAGATGCAGCGCCGACTAACTGGCTGCTGACATCGCACCCGGATGTGTACCTGTACGGCGTCCTTTCGCAAGCATCCGTGTACGACCATGACGATGGGGCGATGGCCAATTACGAACGCAAGTTCCAGCTTGGCCTTGCCTCGATCCTGAAATCCGAAGCTGAGCACAAGTATGGTGACCGGCTTGAAATGAGCCCTAACGGAGGTGTCGCATGAGAGCCACAGGACTAAGGGCGCCGGGCGGATCTCCGCCGTGGATGGGGCAGTTTGTGTCTGACCTTGTGCGCGTGCTGGTAGAGTTCGACCGGGGCGGTGAGCCAAGGCGCCTCCCGGTCTATGCTGACATTGCAGGGGCTCCGAATGCCTCTGAATGGCAAGGAGCCATTGCAATGGTCGAGGATGACGGGCTGGGCAATCCCGGCCTGATCTGGTCTGACGGCTCAAGCTGGACGGGGGTCTGACATGCCATCAACAGCAAGCACACGCCTGCGCCTCGAAAAGATGGCGACCGGGGAAAAGACAAATACCTGGGGCGCAACGCAGAACGCCTCGCAGTTTGACCTTTTGGATGAAGCGGTAGCCGGTGTTGAGACCATAGCGCTCACAGGCAATCACACGCTGACCAGCACGAACTACGCAAGCGACGAAGCGCGCAACATGGGATTGCGGTTTACGGGTTCGCTCGTCAGCGGCGCCACGATCACAATCCCGACAGTTGAGAAGCTCTACTTCGTCATCAACGACAGCGGGCAGACGCTGACATTCAGTGCAGGCGGGACAACGGGCGAAGTTGAGAACGGGCGGCGCAAGTGGGTCGCGTGCAATGCAACGGACGTTTATGTCGGCGAGGACGGGGCTGACAAGGAATACGTTGACGCGGCGGACGCGCTCAAGCTGAACCTTGCAGGCGGCACGCTGACCGGACCTCTTATTCTGAATGCTGCGCCGACAATTGACCTGCACGCCTCAACGAAGAAATACGTGGATGATACGGCGTTTACTGCTGCAGGCGGAAACCTTCCGGGGCGAGGGCGGGAAACTCTGGCAAGTACCTGACGACAGACGGCACGTTGGCAAGCTGGGGCACGGTAGACCTGTCTACGCTCCAGCCGCTCGACAGCGACCTGACAGCGATAGCAGCGCTCAGCACGACAGCCTACGGCAGGTCATACCTCACACGGGCCAGCCCGGTGTCGATAGATCACACTGTAAGCCCCTACACGGCTGCTTATGGCCAAACCCTGCTGGTGGACACATCAGGCGGCGCAGTGACGATAAACCTCCCGGCAGCCGTGGCGGGCGGTTCGTCCATTGTCGTTATGGATGTCGGCGGGGCTGCGGGCACTAATAACATTACGCTGGACCCGGACGGGGCTGAGACGATCAGCGGCGAAGCGACAGTTGAGATAGACCAGGATTACAAAGGCCTGACGCTTTACGCGCTGGCGGGAAGTTGGGGATTTAAAGGATGACAAAGCTAAGCGACCTGCTGCTTTCTGGCGGCACAAGGATACTGGCCGAGACAACCTATACCGCTAACGGCACGCACACATGGAACGCTGACACCAAGA